AAACACAACACATATCTATAAAATATAATTTTGTTAAGTCTGAACACATTTGTATGTTTCCATTTTGCCATTGGTTAGGTTCAAATTTAAAAAAAGGAAGCTCTTTAGCCATTTTTTACCTCACTTTCTGTAATTTTATTTATCTCTGTTCGTAGTGTTTTTGCGAATTTTATCGCTGTGGATTTGTCTAAGTGAATCCATGTAAAATCATGACCTAAGCCACAAGATATAGCTATAATGCCATTGTACTCGTTTACTTTTATTGAGGTTTCATCATTTACGTCTAAAAATTTTAATTCAAATTTCGCCATTATTTCTAAGGGTTTTAAGTTCCGATAAACTATTAAGTTAGAATAAAAAAACCCCGAAACAGAGAGAAGGTTTGGCGTTTCTCTCACGTTACGGGGTAATGAATATCTTTAATCTACTATGTCGCCAAACCGTAGATTGAAATGCAAATATATTAAATATTGTTTGTGTTTCTAAAAAGGAAGGTCATCTTCTTCTTCTTGCGCTACATTTTTAACTTCGGTCGGCTTGTTTTTTGGTGGGTCGTAACCTCCAACGGGAGCGTTAGAAGGCTCTAATCTCCAACAAACTAAAGTATTAAAATATTTGTCCTCGCCTTGGGGACTTGTCCACATCCTTCCTCGAAAGTTTATATGAACTTTAACCTCTTGGTTTACCTTGTAAGCATCGATAATGTCGCAATTTTGACCTTGTAGCTCAAAAGACAATGTTTGAGGGTATTGCTCATCCGTTTCTATTACAAATTCTCTTTTTTGGAATTTTTCAGAAACAACTTGTACGTCTTTAATTAATTTAATTTTACCTATTACTTCGCTCATAATTTTTGTTTTTTTGTTGTTAAATTTCTCTTTTGTAAAGTTCAAGTACTTTTGGAAAATCAGATTGTTTTAATCGGTATTCAAAATAATATCCGCTTCCAAAATTATCTTTCCATTCTATTTTTTTTCTATCTAATTCTATGTTTAACGGGATTTCAATTCTTCTTCTAATTTCTCTCGAAATATTAGAAACCCTAACAACATACATATTTTTTATTGACAATTCCTTACCAGCCAATAAATGCCTTGAAATTCTTTTTTCTATTGCGCTCATATTTTAGATTTGGTTTAATTTAATTTTTTCGTAATATTCGATAGCCATCGGGATTTTTTCTAAAAGTTGTTTTTCTTTTTCTTTGCACCTTGCAATTTTAAAAGTTTTTACTCTTTCTTCTTTAGAATACTTTCCGTTTGTGAAGTTCATATTAGCTTCGATTTGCTCGTAAATTGGAAGCAAACCTAATTCCAAGACTTCTAACTCTGATTCTGTCATTCCCTTATCGAAATATTTGTAAAATTCTCTTTCCTTTTCTTTTTCGATTAAATGCCGTGGCGTATCGGTTAATGTATAATGCAAGTGAAATTCATCCGCATCATAAAGCATCATATAAACCCGACCTTGCCATTCATATAAAGAACTTAATCCGCTTGACATGAACGTCAATGGCGACCATGAACTTTTTATATCTTTTATTACTTTTACGCCATCGATAGTAGTGAAAATATCACATTCGCCCGTTATGTTACCAACTGTTTTTCGTTCCGTATTTTTATGGAACATTAAACCTTCTGTTTCGGAAACTAAAACAATTCCATCGTCTTCGTTAAAATTTCCTTTATCAACATATTTATTCGATAAGTCTTGATAAAAACCCTTTTCATTTAAAAGCCACATTTGCTCGATAAAACGCTTTGCGGTATCACTTAGTTCGGGTTTTGCATTTTCTTTGCTTAAAAGTAGCTCAAAATCAATTTTTTGCTTATCCGTTAATGGTTTCCCATCGGGCAAACTTCGTAATTTATAATCTTGAAGCGTTACTTTTTGATTTTCAGTTAAAACCAAACCTCGACCCTCTGTCATTAATGCGCCAATTCCGCTGGCTCTGAATAAAATTTTATTTTTTCCCATTATTTAATATCGTTTAAGGTTTTTAAAGTGTATTCATAGTATTTCGTATTCTTTCCTTCAACGGCTTTCTTTATACCATCGAACCTTTCCGCATCAATATTTTCCTTTTTTGATTCAAAAAGCAAACCTAAATTAACCCAATCCTGCTCTGTTGGTAATTGTACCGCTGGTTTTTCGGGTGCTTTTTCTTTTTCTTTTTCTTTTACTATTGGCGCATTGGTTTTTCGTTGGTCGTTGTCTATATCGTCTTCATCGGTTGCGATGTGAAAGAATTTTAATAAAAAATACCTTTCGCCATACGTTAGCGCACTACCAAGTCCTTTTTCCCAATCGTTTTGCCCGTTCGCACCGAATAGATTTTCGTCAGTTTCGCCCGTTTCAACGTCAATCCAAGTAAAACGCATCATAACTTTAGATAAAATTTCAGATTTCGAACCGTTTTTGGTATCGTAATCTTGTCGTGAATTTTCAATAGATAAAATTTCTTGTTTTAAAAGCAGTCCAAGTTCATTCATCATTGGCTTAACCTCGCCAAGTAGCTTGTCGCCCGTTACGTACTTGTAATTGTAAGTACTTTTATCTTTTCCAAGCCCGTTGATTTTTTGCTGGATTTTTAGCAGTTTTTTGTATATTTCCATATTAGTTTTTTTGATTTGTTTTTTCAAATTGTTTTAAAATTGCTATTTCGCAAATTTCACGAATAAATTCTTCGCCTAAACTATCAATAATTTTTTGCTTTACCGATATTCTAAATTGAATTTTTTTATTTTCGCCTAATTTTGGCGCACCGATTTTTTTTAAATTTTCCATTTGCTCATTTTTAATGTTTAGGTTGATAAATTCCACTTGTTACTTCCTCTTTATGCTCTTTAAACTTACTGAACTCATAAACAGAGCCGTGTATACCTTTTAAAACACAATCAAAACTATTTATGTTTTCCTTGAAAAAATTCAATTCTCTTTTATTTAAAAGTTTACAAGAAACTCTTTTCGTTTCGTTCAAATAAACAATTTCATATTTTCGGCAAGTTTCACTTCTTTTAAATTTAAAACTTTCGAAATATTGAATTACCGCAAAGGGCGTTTTTTCTTTTAGCATTTTTTCTATTTGTACCATTTTTACCTATTTTTAAATTCATAATTATTTGACTTATCAATTTTAGAGCGTAAAACGGTTTTTATTTCTCTTTTTGTATTTATAAAGTAGTCTAAAATAATTCCGTTTTCGCTCCATTTTCCATCAACAACTTCTATTTTTTTTACCATGCTGTTTTTTTTAAATTAATTTAAAAATTCCAATTTCCGCAATGCCTATTTCTACAGCTAAAACCGCTTCCCATAAGTCATTTTCACTTTCTATAAAAACGTCCTTTTCGTTTTCATCATCGTATAATATAAAAAGTTTTTCTTTTCCATTGTTAAATTTTTCAATGGCGACTTGTGAATTTACAATTTCCCAATAATATTTTAAATTTGTTTCCATGATTATTTCTTTTTAAATTTATCGAACCATTCTTTCGCAAATAAAAACTCATCATTATAATCTATTCCTACTTGTGCTTGAATATCTTCTAACAATGCTAAAACTTCCGCTTCGGTATAGGTTATTTCTACGGGTTTTACAAAAATTAATTTTTCCATGATTTCAATTTTTTAAATTATACGTTTTTATAAAATTTAAACAAACTTCATAAACAGCTCCTATTTTTGTTTCTTGGCTGTCTGAATATACCCTTTCTAACCTCGTAAAGGATGAAATGTTGGCGTTGTGGTAAATTCTTACTTGAAAAGGATTGAAAAATGAATTTATTTCTATTACTGAATTTAATTTTTCTATTTTTTCGACAACTTCCATTAACCAATTCCAATCCGTATCGAACAATAAAATAGCTAAGGGTTGTTCGTTTTCTTTGTACCAATATGTACTCTTTGGATAATCGGGATGAGGTTGGACGTACCCTAAAAATTTTGCCATTAATTCGTTGTTTTCTTTACTCATGATTTCTATTTTTTAAATATATTACATTTTTCTTATCCATTCGTTAATTGTTTCTCTTTCCTTAAATGTTACTTCTTTGTCGTCTTCTTTGAAGATAGATTTTACACTCCTTTCTTTGTTGTTAAATAATTGTACTTCAAACCAAATATTATTTAATTGAAAAATCCAAACTTCTATAACACAGTCTAATTTTATTTTTTCCATGATTTTTGTTTTTTAAATTATATCTAATTTGTTTTTTATCGTTTCAAATTCCAAATAAAATTCTTCCTCCTCTAAAATATCTTTTAAATGTTTTTTGGCGACCTCGGAAAATGGAAAATTATATGCTTCGTCTTTTGGACTTAAAACTGAATTACATTCGATAGGTTCGCTTTCGCAATTTCCAAAAAGTTTGGCGAAAAGTTTTTCGTTGTATTCATCGACTATTTGCTTTGTTGTCTTCATGTTTTTTTTATTTATTAGTTAGAATTTAGTAAAATGTTAAATATATAATAAGCAATACTTAACACTATCAATAATTTGAACGAAATTTTATCTTTTATATTGTGTTTCATTGTTTTTATTTTTTAGTTAAAATTAGCTTCGTAAACCTCCGTTACATAAGCGAAGCCGTTTTCTATAGCTTTCTTTTCTAATATTGGCAAGCACGCCAAATAAACTTCTTCGCTTTCGAATACTGCGACTAATTCGCAATACTTCGCATTTTCCATTTCGAAATAAACTTTTATCATGATTTCTATTTTTTAAATTTGTATTAATACCGTTACTATTAGTAAAAACATAAACAATAATATATATTTATATTTTTTCGGGGTTGGTGGCTTTACTCTCATTTTTTTAGTTTAAAGAAATTAAAAAATTTGGCTCTTTTTCTTCGTTTTTGTTTTCAAAAGTTTTCAATATACCGCTTAGGTTTTTGCTTTCTTCCGTAGGTTCATAAATTACTTTTCGCAAACTGAATACCGAAATAAAAAATTCGCTGTAGTCTTCGCCTATTTTTTGAATGCAATAGGCGTACGACTGTCTTTTTGAATTTGTGTTTTTTAAATATGTTATTTTGTCCATGATTTCTATCTTTTAAAATTAATATTTATATTCGTTTCCGTCTTCTGTGAAATAGCGTTCGTTTTCTTCGAAGTTTTCAACTATAGCTTCATCGCTTTGTTGGTATTCGATTTCCTCGTAACCTTGTTTTTCTAAATTTGCGCACAATTCTAAATAAACGCCTTGTATTTTTTCTTCGACTTCTGAAACTACTTTATGAATTAAATAATTATTTCCCGAATAATCATCGAACTCAAAACGGACGTCACTTTTCGAGGAGTAACAATACCTATTTGCGCTTGATTTTTTTTGCGCTTCAAAACTGCAACTATTTATTATAGTATCGATAGTTTTTTGTTTATTACTTCCCAAAACTTCAATAAATAAGTCATTCAAATTATCGTAATAATCGAACCCAAAACTCAATCCATCCCCTTGGCAGTTAGATAGGCTATAATTAAGCCTAATATTGCCTAAAAAACCCTTTTCTTTTATTTGCTCGTAGGCGTCTTCTTTGAAAAAATACAAAAATATTTCCTCTTCGTTTCTTTCGTTTTCTATTGCTTTGTTTTTTGCGCTTTCGCTTAGTTCTTTGAACTCAAAAAGTTTTGTTTCTATAGTCTTCATAATTTCTATTTTTTAAAAGTTAGTTTTTGTTTTTTGTGCCGTTCCAAAATTAAATTTGCACGCATAAAGCGAACGGCTTTTCATTATTTTACTACTGAATTAATTTCTTTAAAAGTTATTTTATGACAGCCAATTTCCAAAAATTGTTTTGTAATTTCCAAAACTTCGAAGCCTATAAATTTGTCGCCTACTTTTAAATTTTCTAAATTATTATAAAAACGCATTCCAATATCGAACGGTATTTTTACGCCTTGTGAAGTTTGGAAAAATTCGGTATCTTTTCGCAAATAATCGAACCCATCACAAAAATACAACGAACCCCTTTCGAATTTACGCCACTCTTTTAACTGCTTAACCGCTTTTTGTTTACGTTCCTTTTCGTCCGTTTCTTTTTGTTTTTTTATTGCGTCCGCTTTTTGTTTACGTTCCTTTTCGTCCGTTTCTTTTTGTTTTTTTATTGCGTCCGCTTTTTGTTTACGTTCCTTTTCGTCCGTTTCTT